AGGATCTGCCGCCTTTTTCTTGCCCGAACCGTGCGCGGTAAAGCCAATTATATAATCACGATCCGCGCGAGCGCATAAAGGAACGCCGCCGCCACAGTCGCCACACGAGAACTTATCTAGGTACTCAGCGGGACATCTGACAACGTTAACCGCTCCCGTCTGCACCAATTCGCCGCGCTTATCTATTCCGCCCATTAACGGTGCGCTTGTTTTCTTTTTGTTTTGCCAATGATCTTCGGGTACTACTACCACGGCGGGCACAGCGAGAGACGCCGCCGCCGCTGTGCTTAAAGTATCGGCGGAATAGTTTACAACCGTTTGTCCTGTCTTTTTCCTGTTGGCTAGCTCTGACCAGTGCGCCCAATGAAAATGCGTATAAGTGAAGGAGATCCCCCCGCGCGGAACCGCTCGAAGCAAAGCCGCAAAATATACGGGGTCAATTTTTGCCGCTCCCTTGCTCGTGCAATTCATTTTGCACGAAGCGGGACACGTACCATAGAGATCTTTAGCGCCCGCCCGATAAGTAACGGCAATTCCTCGCGTCTTTGTCGCCCCGCTGTTTTCTACTGTCTTAATCATAATGTTAGCCCCGTTGTTAAGTTGTCGCGGCAATTGTTCGCCGCTGTATACGATTGTATGCGATAACATAAGACAACGCAAAGCGCACAGGCAAAAAAAAGCCCGCTAAACAGCGGGCTTATAAAGGGTGGCGCGTGGTTAGACTAGGCGGATCACTAGACTGTCATCGTGTATTAATTCCTTAATCACGCTCTCGACATCGCGCCTCATATCAACGCCGAAACCGTCGCGGATCTCGTCGAAATAATCAGAGATCTCGAAGTGGTCGGTAATGTCGAACTCGTGCCCGCTCATATATTCGCCGTCATCTAGGGTATTGCTAACAACATCCCCGACAGCTTCATCAAGTGCGCCGTCTGTCGCCATCTGTGCAACGGTCGCTTGAACCACATCAACAAGCTGTTCCTTAACAATTCCCCGTATCAGTGTAGTTAGTGCAGCGGTTACCGCGTCAATCGGATCCGAAGGAGGTCTATCTAGATTAATAGTCTTTACAACTTTGACCCATTGGCAATCAAACACGTTCGGGAAGTATTCGCGTGTATTGTCGCCATCGACCCACTCGCCATATATTCGCCCCGTGCTTGCCGCATGCTTGGGGGCGGTCCCGTCGGTAACTTTAAAAGTGCGCCCGTCTTTAATGAAGAGCGTTCCGATCTTTACACGATCACCCGCCTCATTTAATAGCGACCATGCTACAAGTTGATCACCTTCACGTGTGTTTTGTTCGATAAAATTAATCATGTGTTACTCCGTAGTTAAGTTATAGCAGCCATGTGCCCGCTGCTATATGCGATTGTATAGGATAACATGCGACAAAGCAAAGCACGGGGTAAAAAAAAGCCCGCTAAACAGCGGGCGTATAAAGGGAGGTTGATTATCAGTCGAACCGTGCGACTTTAAATTCTCCTGTCGTGTTGTCTCTTATAGAGGTGATACCGTACTGGTAGACGAAGCAATGGAATGTGCCTTTAAAACCGAACCGACACAGGGGTGGTAGAGCCTCGTCATCGTGATGTGGGCTGCTATACGTTCCATCCGCCGCAACCGTGCCGCCGTAGGGATGCGCAGCAAATCCGCCGCAACCGTAAATTGCATCCATCCTGTCCGCGATATCATCAAGGGCGGACAGGTTAGCGTCGGCACTATCATCACCAAGGGCGAGCGTGATACAAGCGTCGGCGAAAAAGTCAGGTATCAATCCGCAAGCCTCGACAAGGTCATCAGGTCTAGCGGCTCCCAGTTCAGAAGCTTTCGCGGGATTAAGTACCCTGTCTAGTATAAGGTCGGAAGCTCTAATGTGCATAGTTTTCATGGTGTTACTCCGTGGTAGTTAAGTTATAGCGGATGTTTGCCCTCCGCTGTATGCGATTGTATAGAAGAGTATATTATATTACCAGTGATTTTAGCAGATACTTATTGTTGGCTTTCAGTGTTGCTAGTGTCTGCACAAGCCTGTCCGCATCGGCATTGGCTGCCACGGCTTTAAGCTTTGCCTTGCTTACCCTAGCCACAAGTTTTGCCTCACTTTCGGCGGCTTTTTTTCGCACGTCGTCGCCATAGGCTGTCAAATTCCTAAGGGCTAGCTTTGCCTTGCTTACCCTAGCCACAAGTTTTTCCTCACTTTCGGCGGCTTTTTTTCGCACGTCGTCGCCATAGGCTGTCAAATTCCTAAGGGCTAGCTTAAAGAGCTGAGTAGCCACAAGCTGCTCTATTCGGCTGTGAGCTTTGAAGCATTCAAGTGACAGGTCTCTGTCGCCGTGGGTGAATAGTGTTAGCGTGGAGGCTATCACGTTCCCCCCAATATGATCGACAAGGGCGGGTATTATTTCATAGTCGTAGGGTAGCCCATCAAAAGCGGCATCGGGGTTTACTTGAGTGTCGAGGTACTTGTGGTATTGATCGTCGATTACGACACCAAGCGCACCAATCAAGTCTTTAAGGTTTATCGAGCCGTGCCCGCCTTCATACTCTGACCAAGGGTTATAGTCGGTTTTGTCGTCGCGGTCACGTGTGTACTTTATGTGTTCCGCAACACAAAGCGCGGAGAATACGTGTTGCAGTGTTAAGTTTGTTCGTTTCATGGTCTGTGCCTCTTAGGGTTAAAAAAGTTTTTTTTGGGTTAGCCCGGGTAAATGGTAAATAAAAAATTCAGCTGAAATAGTGGGTAAACGCGTACACCCTCTTTGGAAGGCGCACTGGTTTAACTTCTATACAATGCCCTCGTAAAATTCATTTTCGGGCGGAGTGATCTTGATGCCACAGCATCGACACTTAAAGACATCTACTTTATTTTGCCAGTCGTGATGATATCCAAACGATTGCAAGTGGTGAGTCTGTTCATCTTGGGGTTGGCTCTCCCCATTGCCACACACACAAGCTACGTGTACGAAAGGGTCGGGGTGGTCTTCTGGATCAAATTCTATTTGTATGTTGCTGCTCATTGGTCTTCCCCCTTACGTACGGTTGTGGTTTTGATATCGGTCGATGGCTTCCGCCTCAGGCAGTAAGTTCAATATCTCCGCCTTCGGATCCTCCGATAGGATTTCAGTAAACAGCTTTTGATTCGGCGCGGTGTTCTTATAACCAATAAGCATTATCTTGCCGCCCATTATCACCACGGCATTTTTGCTTGCCTCCCTCTTAAAGTCGCGCCTCGCTAAAAAGTGATTTACTAAGTCGCAACAGACACCTTCGAGGCACTGTTCAATCTCCAGTGGTGTACCTTGCAGAGCCCAGTTGTTTTTGGGAAGGGTCTTCACATAGTCGAGCATCTCTAACCACCTTGGTTTGTCTTCCCGCCGCTCGTCGTCGCAACCACCGTGCCCTTGGTTTGACACCGTGCCTATTCTCTTCCCATCAAAATACAGCGACGCGCTATAACAGTGCGTTTCTTCGCTTGCAAATTCCGCGTGTTTGACGTTCTTCAGTGTTATTCGTTTTTGGTTTGTCATGATGTTACTCCGTGGTAGTTAAGTTAAGCGGCTGTCTGCCCTCCGCTGTATGCGATTGTATAGGATATTATAAGATAATGCAAAGCACAAAAAAAGCCCGCTGTTGGGCGGGCTAGTAAAGGCGGGTTATAGCTAGCTGTGGGTGAACCCGTCGGTTTCTATTCCAAGCCACATGCCACACCACCTGACCATCACACAATCCAACCCTTGCACTACCGTCCGCCTAAATTGTAAATAGGTCAGACCCTGACCGTCTTGGCTCCACTTGCGATGCAGTGCCTTGCGCTGCTCAGTGTTTAAAATACTCATGATGTTACTCCGTGGTAAAGGGGTTTATGTTTAGCTTCTATTCACACTGGCTTTCAAAGCTGTGCAGTTGGTCTTTCATGCGGCGAAAGGTGTCGGCGTCATGATCAGACACGGCGGTAATCCTTTCGACGGCATAAACCATGTCACCGTCCCAGTATTCGCCGTTCTCATTCTCGCAAGCCTCGTCATTGTGGGACTCGTCTGCCAGTGCTTGTTCTTGCGCCGCGGCTTTGCTGTCCGCCTCTATTAGGTGATAGGCGTGTTTTTCGTATTGACCTAGGTGAAGGGTGACCCTTATGAAATAGTTTCTCATTGGTTGGCACCTTTAAATTTGATAGTCATGATGTTACTCCGTAGTAGTTAAAAGTTATGGCAGCAATTGCCCGCTGCTGTATGCGATTGTATGCGATAAGGTGAGATAGTGCAAGGCTAAAAAAAAGCCCGCTGTTGGGCGGGCTAGTGTTTCTATTTCTTTCGTCTACGGTTTGACCGTGGTGGGTGCTTTTGTGGGGGTCTGTCCATCGCGTCGGCGGCATCTTTCCCGTACAACAATTTATATATCCATCCGATAAAAAACATCTTTAATCCCCCGCCGTTCCTGTTTAGTGCTGTGTCTTACTTTTTTCATGCTATGCCCTTCGTTATAGTTAAGTGATGACCTATAGAATAGTATGCGATTATCTAGGAGATATCAACCCCAAAACAGCGTCACAGTCGAAATCTTCCTCCGCATAATAAAGTGATGGCACCTTCAGACCCTCCATCTTTAAATCCATAGCGAGGTTTCCGTGGTACAGATAAAACTTTTGTGGGTAAGTTTTAGTAGCCAACTTGCGAACCAATACCCAAACACTTGCAGCACTGTGGTTGGTTAACCACGCTACTTGGTGGGGTCGGAGATCCACGGCGTTGCCACTGGTGGCTTTGAGTTCAATGAAATGAAAGTGTCCCGCGTCGTCACAAAGTAAAACGTCGGGTATGCCGGGCATCGCCCAAGTTTCAATCCGCGTCGCTTTCCACGTTCTCGGGTTCTTCGCTATCCCCGTCTTCATCATCCGCCATAAGTCGGCTTCGCGCTTTGTTGCGGTTCTGGGTATTGCTTTCTCCTTCGGGAGTAATGTCGACAGTGATCGGGGCATAATTTTGTTTAATCTCCTTTAGTGCAAGCAGCACGTCTTCCTTACTCATGGCGTCAATGCTGCCTGTTCTGATTTCGCTTTTGCTAACGTAGATGTCACCTTGCGCTTGCCCACGTCGATACTCGGCTTGAACGGCGGCGGAATAAGCGCCATTAGTCAAAGCCATGTCTCGAATTTCTTGCAGGTCTCGCAGGTGTCTTTGGTATGTTACGCCAAACTTCTCGTCCAATTCTTGACGATAGGATCTAATGGCATGCACAACATGGGGGCTAATGTGTTGGTTGGTCAGTTCATACGCTCGGGTATGTGCTGAGCTAACGGGGTAGCCCGCATTAACAGCGGCTTCCCGCATTGTTATCTGTCCGTCCTTAGAAACCAGTTCTTTCACAAACAGTTCCTGTCGTCGGGTTAGTTGCTGTGCTGCGGTAGCCCGGGGGCGTCCGCGTGTCCGCTTAACAACAGCGGGTATGGTTTTAGAGGTGTTCTTTGTAGGCATGTTTTATATCCAGTTATTAAGAGGTAGTTTATTACTAAACAGCCGTTCTGTCTATATAGGATCTGAAAATATTTTTACTGAAAAAAAAACTCAGACCCCCTTAACGCACTTTTCGATTTAAGGGTTACATAAACATTTGTACGTTACATTTTAGAAACGAACTTATGTTATCTCTGAAACCCTTATACACAATAGCTTTGTTAGTGAAAGTTACACCGTTACACTGGTTACGGGTATATTTTATTTTTTTCCGAGAGGTGGAGTTGAGATCCTATATACACATAACGCGTTTAATTTGTTCCGTGAGCCGCGGACGACCATATTCGATGCTTCCCCGAAAGCAGCGCCTCGACAGCCGTGATCCTCGAAATGGATGCGTGGGACGAGGATCGTGGGGTACTGCGGTTGATACCCGCCAGCCATGCGGGAGACACGTGCGTTTTAAACTTATCCAAGATGGTATCCGACATAGCCTCGTATGTGTCTTGTCGGGTTGCGCCGTGTTCCACTTGCCGGGCAACTTCTGCGCGAAGGTTTATTTGTAGCGTGGTGATTC